CTTACAGTTCTCCGCGATGACCTAACAAGATTCACAATCTTGGGTCACAGAGACTGGCTTATTCCTTCCATTCACTTGATTTATGAAATCTTCCACGGCGGACGAGACCCAAACGGTCTTAGTAGTCCTAGTGCTCATGAGAAGTACCCCTTTCTATTAACCCTATTTATAGATGATCACTCATTTATCATTTTACAACCAAAGTCAATCAACCTCTTCTACAGGTTCGAAACTTTTCCAGATAGTCGTCAGAATCACTCCCTTTCTGCGCTTAGTAAATCTATCTGAGACTTGGCTCTCGCTGGCTTCCCAGCGAGTTATAAATGCTCATTATGGAATCGCATTTGTGTGTAAAACCCATAGACCGTATCTATCTTATGCTACAAAATGTCCCGGCCAAAACCACCCCGCGGACCACGCCTAATTAAATGATCAACGATCAGCCCCTATCTGAAACTCTACAGTAATTGAGTCACCCAACTTGAACTACCACTCATTTCCGTTCAAGGCCTAAGGGCCCTAAGCCCCACCCCCCCAACACCCCCTCCCCCTTTTTCAACCATGATGTCGGCCTTTTCGAGTCCCGTGTGTTCAAACCCTCTGAGATTGCCCCGTTTCGACGGAAAGCTTCGGAGGGTACTAGTACCAACCACTAGTTCTCCCACCACTCTCAACCAGCCCACATCCCTCAAATCCCTCAAGAGCTCCCCAGGCTTTTGTTACTTGGTTCTCTTTCCTAACCGACTCCGACGAGTCGCTGCCCGCGTCCTCGGCCCCAACCCCACCCTGGACCGTCTCCGCCCCCTTCTCGACCGCTACGCCCACAAGCACACGGCGAGATATGAGGTTACCTTCCAACAACATAAAACTTGGAGCATTATACTCCATGTTTCCAGGAAGTACAATCTCTGGTGCAGCAAAGACGTTCGCAGTGCCCTCCGTAAACTGCCCAAGTACTACCGCCTTGGTTCCCGATGCTCCTCGCTCCCTTTCCTCCCCGCGGACCCGCTCATCCGCACCTCCGCTGCCAAACACGGACCCCGCCCCTCTGCCGCTGAACCCATCTTTAAGGATGGCTACCTATACGTGGACGTGAACACCTATAGATCGCTGGCCAAAGTTGCGAAACATTACGCTATCGAAAGACGGCTAATGTCCATTTCCAACACCACCACGTTCTCCCATCACTCCTCCGCAGGTCGCAAATTCCAGAGACAAAAGCGCGCACTCCCATCCCGTGTGGCACCACCCTCCCACTCCGTCCATAATGCGTTCGCCGACGATCTGCATTCTGAGTACCTGAGTCGTTCCTACCGCCCCGTCCCCGACCATAAGGACAAACTATTGGTACACGAACTCAACCCAGACGCTCAGAAAGCACCCAAACGCGATACGCTCAAGGACGTGCACCCCCCCCGTCGCCTCCCTCTGTGGTACAGCAAGTTCCGAGGATCTTTTAAGGACTGGTACCCTGGAATGAAATACACGGACAACCTTCGTCCCGACCCCTATCTCCCCACCGACAAAACCCAGCAAGGCCCCGACCCCATGGTTTTCACCGGACCTTCGAGCAACTACAATACCATCGACAAAATGGCAGCTCTGCTCAAGGACTGGTACAACCCTGCCTCTGGTGTAGACAGGAAGATATTGGACAAGGCCGTGAAGGCTACAATCAACGAGTTCAAGCATGTCAACATCCGCCCATACTCTTACAACGACGTGATCAACTCCCGCGCGTTCCTCAAGAACCGCCGTCACGATGTAGGATTCTCCGGCCCCGGATTCAACGACAAGCACGAACTGGCCTCCTCACCCTCATTCCGGGTATTCGCCCACAAATTCCGAAATTCAGGCATGCCAGCAACCTACAAGTTGTTCTGGAAGACAGAAGCCCTCAAGCGCTCCAAAGCCCAGCTTCTTCCCCGGATCATCTTAGGTACCTCGCTGGAATCCGAATTAGCTGAACGCCGATCTTTCCAACCCTTTGTGGCATCATTAAAGCACAACAGGTGGACCACCCCGTCCAAGATTGGAATCAGCAATCAGGAATTTCCTCGTCTCGCTCACCACCACAAGTTCGACCAAGGTTGGATTGCCAATGCCATCGACTTCTCCAAACAAGATCGCTACATGCCAAAATCAATCATGGACGCTCGCAAGAGAGTCCTCACTGGCATCGCACAGCATCAGAAGCTCGATCAACGAACCGTCAACCAAATAGCCCGTATAGTCGACAAAACCTCCTCCTTCTTCGTAGTTGCTCCTACAGGTGAGGTCTTCGCCCTTGAATCTGGTCACCCCACCGGATTGTACCTAGGTGCCGAAGGCAACACCCTCAACCACAGGATCATCCACAACTACTTGGACATCAAGCATGGTTTTGAAAAGCTCCAAAAAATCGACTCCCAATACGGTGACGACGCCCTCCGTTCGTTAAACCCTCGCAACCCCGACACAGGCCGATACTTGGTTTCCCGCGACGACATCTTTAGGTCCGTAGAACAGGACCTCGGCCTCCTCACCACCGTCGACCTTTGGGGAGAATCTCCAATCAACAACCATGAATCAGCTTTCTTGCGCCGATCGCTGATCCCCAACCCATATGGTAATGGATTGATTCCCAAGTTTGAGTCTACACGCGTAAGGAACAAGTGGCTCACCCCACACGTGACAGTCAAATCCGCCCAAGAATCCTTTGACAGAAGCCTAGGTTATCTCTTCCTCACCGGAGGAGACGACAAGCTCTACCATGAGATCCACTCTCATATGGATTCCTTGGCGTCCCGTCCCGACGTCACCGTTCCTAAGTTGTACGACCAACTTACCCCAAAATCCCTCGTCGATCGGTACTACCGCCGAGCGTCAGACCCCGACCCTGCAGTTCGTAAATACGTGGATTACGAAACTTTCC